TATTCGGTGCGCCTGCCCGCAGAGGTGCTTGAGCCCGCCGCCGAGATCCTCGTACCAGCCCCACATGCCGAACCACTTGAACCGCGCAGGCGTCATGAATCTGAACGGTCGACGCTTGATATGCCAGCCGAGCGCGGCCCACGCCGCGAGATAGAGGCCGATCCCGACGCAGGCCCAGAGCACGTAGGGAATCATCCACAGCTTGAGGTGCGGGGTGACGAGCGCATAAATCCCGGCGCAGGCGGCCATCGGGATAATCGTCTGCCGCAGTACGTACCAGCTGCGGCCTATTTGCCAGAGGCCGAGGATGTTCACGGCGAGCAAGAGCCCGGCGAATTTATTTTCCATGAGCAGCGCCTCGATCCCGAGGATGCAGACGAACCACCAGTTTTCTCGATTACGCAGCTCGAACACATCCCATCCCGCCGAGGCGAGCGTGCCCATCACGAGCATGAGCAGAAGCACGGCGAGCAGATAGGGTTCGATCATAAGAGCAGGAGCCTCCATCGTTCGAGCGTGTAGGGGTGCATCCGAATCAGGGCCGTTTCCATGAGGCCGTTGTGATACAGCTCGACGCCGGGCCATTGGCAGACGAGCACGCGCAGATCGCGATACACCAAGCTCTCGAAATCGTCGAGCACGAGCCAGCTGTGCGGCTTGAGTTTCGGCAGCGCATGCGTGAGGCAGGCCCGGCGCTCTTCGCCGTCGATCACGATCAGATCGAGGGAATTATTCAAGAGCCCGTCGATTGCGTAGGGCGAATCGAGGGGCACGAACCGCACGAGGTAGTTTGTCCCGTGCGACGGGCGCACGCGCTCGAACCATTCGGCAGAGGTTTCGATGCTCGTGAGAAACTTCACACGTTTCGCGAGCCAGGCCGTCGAGCGCCCGCTGCCCCACTCGAACGCGATCCAATCCAGGCGCAGGATCTCATCGAGGCGCAGGATCGCGCACGGGGCGAACCAGGGCGCCTCGGGGTGCGCGCGCTCGAATACCCGCTGCCGGTGATACGCAGGCAAGAGCCAGCGATAGCTTGTCAGGATCTCGCGCAGGATCGGAAACCGGCGCGTGAGCCTCGGCCCGCCGACGGCGCGCCACACGGTTTGCAGCGTATCGCGCACGACGTACCAGCGTTGCAGCGTGTGCGTCGTCATACGAATAAGCCCAGCATGAGGCCGAGGCCGAACACGATCAAGAGCACAGCCCAGATCGAGCGCGGCTTGCCTTCGAGCACGACGATCTCGGGCGGTTCGATTATGTCGCCGCAGTTCTCGCAGATCATCGTCGCCACCCTGAAACCCATCCGGTCACGCGCCCCGTTCCTATAGGTTTATGCCGTGCCTTCATCGCCTCTGTCATGGGATCGACTTCACGCACGGGCTCGGGCGCCTGCGGTTTCGGCGCGAGCTTCTCTTTCATGGCATCGGCGAGCGCCTGTAAATTCGGATTCAAGATCGTGAGCGCGGCGAGGTTGTAGACTTTCAGATCGAGCGCCTCGTTACGCGCGCGAATCTTTTTGTAATAAAACCCCTGCGCGACGCCGCGATCATATTTCGTTCGACGCTCTTCGCTCGCGAGCTGCGCAAAATACTCTTCGTCGTAATTCTCGCTGTTGGGATGGTGACAGTATCCCGGCCCGAACTGATCGAGCTTGAATCGGGAAAACATCGTATCTTTGGCCGTGTCAGTCCCGACGCTGAACAATTGCACCTTGCCGAGATTATTCGTTGACGGTCTGCCGACAATCGGATGCCCCGGCAGATTCGAGCCTTTGACGGCGACGATCCGGCGCTGCTCGCGTTCTTTCACGAACTGATACGCCTCTTTCGTATGATGCCCGCCTGTATCAATCGCCGCCTGAATAATTTTCATCGGCATCCCGAACGCATGCTGCCACGAACCGAGCAGCCATTGATCGAGGAGTTTCCAAACTTCCGGCTGCGCGGGCGAGCCGTAAAAGCGCTGATAGTCAATGCTCCAGCTTTCTTCGTCGATCCCCCAGCCGACGCACTCGGCCTCGATCCGATCATCCTGAATATCGGCTGAGGCCGTGAGCACGACGACGCCAGCCGGGCACGGGTGCTCGTACTGCTCGCGGCGCTGCATGAGCATGTTGCCCTCGATCTTTTCGGCCTTTTCTTCCCAGGTTTCGGCGAGGTTGGTATTCGTGAACGTCTGCTGCTGGCGCAGATCGCGTTTGCGGATTATGCGCGTCCACTCTTCGGCGAGGTGCGCCCATGAGTTGACCCAGCCATACGGGGCATAGAGTGCGTTGAGATGAAAGCCTGCCGTCGCTCGGCCCGGCTTTTGCGCGATCCAGCGGCCCTCGGCAAGCATGCGCGTTTTATGATGCTCGGCTATCGGTTTTTGGCATTTCCCGCAGGTATAGCGCGCCGATTCTGGCTTGCCCTCGGGCCATTGCAGCTGCTTCCAATACAACGGCTGCATGAATTTGCAAAACGGGCACGGCACGAAATACCGGCGCTGATCGCTGCCCTCGTACTCGGGCTCGATCACGCTCGACTCTTTCAAGAGCGGGGTACTCACGAGATAGATTTTGTGGCGCGCATAGGTGAGCGTGCGCTTTTCGGCAACCTGCACGGGCGGGCCTTCCTCGTCGACGCTGTACGGGTAGGCGTCGACTTCATCGAGAAACAAATTCTGCGCGCTCATGAACCGCAGGCCGACGCCGGAATTCGCCCCGGTCAAGACCATCATGCCGCCCGTGTATTCTTTCGCCAGGATCGTATTGCCGGAATCGCGTGAGCGCGCCTCTTTCACTTTGTTTTTCAGCACGCCCACCATATCGAACATGGGTTGTATTTTTTGCTTCGAGAGTTTCTTCGCAACGTCGACCGTGGGCTCGACGATCAGCATCGAGGCGGGCGCGCGGTGGACCGTGTAGCCGATCCAGTTTTTCCCGCATTCGGTCCCGCCGATCTGCGCCGACTTCATAAAGACAACCCTGCGCACGGGCGAGGACGGGCTCAGGCATTCCATGATCTCAGCGAGGTACGGCGTGCGGCTCGTGCGCCAGCGGCCCGGCTCGGCAGACCATGACGGGAGCAGCATGTTCTCGTCGGCCCATTCGGCAATCGTTTGCTTTGGATCGGGTTTCAGCCCGGCGTAAAACGAGGCGCGTATGCTGGCGGTATCGGCAAAGCTCATAGATATCGCTCGCACAGATCCTTCGCTTGTGGGCCGCTGTTCAGCCATGTTCGAGATACTTTCTCCTCTCTTTCGTCCAGACCAGCCTTGCCGGGCGTTCACGCTATCCACGGATCGGCGCCCCGAATATCTGCCAGCCGAGAAACACGAAGAGCAAAAACGGAATCAGATTCTCGCCAGGAAAGACACCCTGCCGATACCAGGCGGCGCCGTTGGCGATCAGCCAGAGCAGCATGCAGATCCAGAAGGCGATTGCGAGACTCATGCGTTCCCCCTTTCGTATTCTCTCGTTTTCGTGAGCGCGTATAAGACCACCTGATTATCGTCCGAGATCGCGAGGCGCATGAATTTATAGAGCACGATCTCGCCATTTTTGCGCTTGCAGGGGATATACAAGTATTCGAGCGGATCGACGAGCGTCGTCGTCGCATGCCGCCCGGCCACGAGAAACGGCGAGCCGTCGTGATTATAGAATTCGGCTCTCATTCGGCCCCCGGTGCGAGCAGCTGCTCGGCGTTGATAAGCACGTAAATCGCGCAATCGTCTAGCGAGAGCTTGCGGCGAAACGTCAAGGCATAGAATCCGTCGGGGCCGATCCGAGGGATACGCACGAGCGGGAGCTGCAGATCCGCGATTTCGACGGCCTTGCCGTTGCACATAAACGGCGTGCCGTCAGCGTTGTAGAGTTTGCAGATCACGACGCCAGCCCTTCCAGCGCTTGCCGGATCTCGCGCTCCAGAATTTCAAAGCACTTCGTTTGCTTTTTCTCAGCGGCGACGAGGCCCGCGATCCGCGCCGGGATGTTCTGCAGGGCGTCGCGCGTCTGCCGCCCCACTTTGAACCATTGCGCCTCGATATCAGCCCGGCTCACGAGTTCGCCTTTGAGCTTGCGGTTGCGCAGCTCTTCGCGCTCGGCCATCGCGGCGGTACGCCTGCGCTGCTCTTCGTACAGCGTCGAGCGTTTCGCCGGATCGAGCGGCGGGCGCCCGCCCCGATTCTTTTCCTCAGCTGGCGGCTTTTGTTTCGGTTGGTTCGGCATTATCCCCTCGTTGATCGAGCCAGATCGCATGTAGCTCTTTGATCCGTTGCGCCCAGATCATGCCCGCGCTTTGCCAGGGCGGGATTGATTCAACATCGTTCAGAAACTTGACGACGGCATTCGACAGCGCCGTGATCCGCTGCTGCAATCGTTCAATTTCGCCATCGGCCAGCACGGTATGCGTGCGCTTGTTATCGAGTTCAGCCTCCACCGCCGCGAGCTTGGCCTGTAAGGCAAGCGCCTCGTGATACCATCGCTCATACTCAGTAGCATTCTCATCATTCCTTCGCTCCACCTGGGCGAGCTTGGCCTGTAACTGCTGATTCTCTACTGACCAATAGGCTAATGCACTGTTCTTCCCAACAATCTCCTCGTCCCTGCTATCCACTTTCGCAAGTAAGTCCTGACATTCAACGGCGTAGTCCTTCACCTTGGCCTGTAGATCAGTAACACAACCACGAAACCCGCTATTTTCCTTGGTGAGTTCGTCATTCTCTTTCAGAGCGATTTCATAACGATTCTCTAAAAATTGGTTAGAGGTGATGGCTTTTCTCCACGACTCAATAAGTCGCTTCACCCTCTCGGCTCCATCACGGTCAGCATAGAACGTGCTTGGTAACTCAGCCTCCAACTCCTTCACCCGCTGCTTCAGTGCGCTATTTTCCCCAAGAATCTCCCGCTCCCGTTCAGTCAGTGATTTACCCATTTTCACTAACAGGTCTTGATACTGCTGCTGGGCGGCGGCCTTCTCACGCTCTAGTTCGTCAATATCCTTCCGTGTCCAGCGATGATCTATCGCGGCCAGTTGCGCGTGCAGGGCGCGGTTCTCTTCCCGTAATGTCAATGCCTCTTTTATCCATTCAGCCCCAGAATCACTCATCCCGTCCTCCCTTGTGCCGAATGGCATCCAATATGGTTTCCCCGTTGCGTAGTGGTCCTCTAACTGCTTTAGGTGTATTTCACTCAGTATCTCGTTCATCGCGCCTCCAAACCGATCAGCCACAGGGTAAGCAGAATGAGCGCGCTCAGGACTGTTACATCTTCACTCATCGCAGCATGCCCCCCTCGTACATCGGCAGCGGCAGATCGTTCGTGAGCCAGAGGCCCACGGCGACGACGAGCGCGAACGTGAGCGCACTCAAGAACAGACAGAACGCCCATGAGCGCCATGACGTCATAGACAGGATCATCGGCGCACCTCTTCGTTGTAATACGGCGCATGCTGCGATTCGTCGAGCGCCGTCCAGATCATGAGGCTCACGAGTAAGGCAATGAGTAGGATCATCATGCCGATGCTGTGCCGTTCGAGAAAATTGAGAGCGTTCATCATTGCACCTCTTACGGTTGGGGGTTGATCCGTTTCAGAATCTCGGTCCATAGCCAGTACAGATCGACGAGGATAATTATCACGATCACGATCATGGCGACGATTGCGA